TTCCACCATTTCAAGGGCATATTGTGTTACCCCTTTATCCCATGCGGAACGCTGCTTTTCACTTTCAATGCTTTGATACAGCTTTTCAATATTTCCCATGATGCAAACCCCTTTCAAAATTCAATTTGCGTTTACTGCCTTTCAGTAAATACAAGATAGCATATTTGCATTTACTTGTCAAATGTAAATATAAAAGAAAATCAAGATTTTTTTGCAAATACGGCGGCTATACATTATATAGGGCGAAAAAATGTTGTCACTTTCAATCAGGCCGGAACCCCGGCAGCGCCCACGCCGCCCCGGTAGAACCCGCCGCC